GAAACCATTGAGCGGAGGAAAAGAGCCTCGTGGAAGGAGGTGAAAAACCATGGTCAAGCGGTACGACTTTGAAAAGGCCAAGTCGATCGTCGAAAGCCGAAAAGATGAAATCATCGAAGCCAGTTTGGGAATGTATGAAGACTGGTTCTGGACCGCAGAGACGGTCTATGAAAACGGCAAGTGGAAACGAACATTGAAAAAAGGCGATAAAATCGCCGGGATTGATGGCTCGTATTGGGCCACGCCGGCGCTGATGATCCAGCTAAAAAACGGGGAGACCGAATGTTACCCCTGCTACACCGGAAAAGGGTCTCGTGACATGCCGCCATTTCCGATGTCTTTCGGAGTTCTGTCCGGACCTGTGCAGGATCGGATGCCGCCGCTGAGGTTTGATTATGAGCGAAAGTTGAAAGAGTTTGAGGAGTAGGAGGTACATCGGAGATGAAAATCACACCGCGTACCTGGCTAATATTGACGACCGGGGAGCGTATGAGCATTCTCCGAAATGCGGTAGAACGCAACTGCATCCGCTGGGAAAAGAAAAAAAGCCGCCCGATAGAGCGGACACAATGATAAACGTTCTATTTTATCATACCACAGACGAAGCGGGGAGGGAAGTATTTTGAATCTTGATCGGTTCGCGGTTGGTTTAGCCGACAAGCAGGAGCGCGAGCCCGAAATCATTGACAAATGCGCTTGCGGGTGCGGCGAAGAGATCCGCGAAGGATATGAATATATCGAATGTGACGGCGAATGGTTTGCGGACACGGATTGTTTTTTGAAACGGCTTGGTGCCGAGTGGAAGGTGGCAGGAATATGAATGCGCAGGTACTGGCTTTTACCGCAGACATGGACCGAAAGCAATGGCTGGAGGAACGCAGAAAAGGCATCGGAGGTAGTGACGCGGCTGCAGTTGCAGGGTTATCCAGGTACCGCACGCCAATTCAGGTTTACATGGAAAAGCTCGGTCTGATTGACCCGCCAGAGGAAAACGAGGCCATGTACTGGGGAAAGAAACTGGAGGATCTGGTCGCGGATGAATTTTCGGTTCGCACCGGCCTCAAGGTTCGCAGAAAGAATGCGATTTTGAAGCATCCAGAATACCCCTGGATGCTCGCGAATGTCGATCGGCTCATCGTCGGAAAACGTGAAGGTTTGGAATGCAAAACAACCAGTTCATACAAGGCCAGCGAGTGGGACGGGGACGAAATCCCGTGGGAATACGCGATCCAGTGCTATCACTATATGGCCGTGACTGGCTTTGACGCATGGTGGATCGCGGCTTTGATTGGCGGAAATCGGTTTGTATGCAAGCGGATCGAACGGGACGAAGGCATCATTGACAACCTGATCAAGATTGAATCCGATTTCTGGCATAACCATGTACTGAAAGGCATTCCGCCGGAGCCTGACGGTTCAAGCGCATCAACCGAATTCGTCAAGTCTTTGTACCCGGAATCAAACGGCAAAGCGGTCGATCTGCCGTCAGAAACCGCCAAATGGATTGAACAATATCAAGAAGCTTGCCAGGTAGAGAAAGAGGCTCAGGAACGAAAACAGGAGGCCCAGAACCGTTTGCAAATGCTTCTTGGAGAATACGAAATCGGTCGGTTCAAGGATTGGGTTGTCGAGTGGAAGACGGTTGAGCGGAAAGGTTACACCGTTCAACCAGGCACTTATCGGAGATTCAAAATCAAACAATTGGAGGTTTGAGAACATGACTCGAAAAGGCGATTTGAGCACGGCACTGAGCGCAAAAGCAAGTGGAAACGGGGGAGGAAATCAACCCGTTGCGCTTGCGGGAATCAAGCAACTGCTTAATGCTCCTTCGATCAAGAAACGGTTTGAAGAAGTTCTGGGAAAACGCGCGCCGCAATTCATGGCAAGCATCGTGAATCTAGTCAATTCGGATACGACCTTACAAAAATGCGACCAAATGAGCGTGATAAGCTCCTGCATGGTTGCGGCAACCCTTGACCTGCCTATTGACAAGAATCTGGGCTATATGTGGATTGTTCCTTACAAGGATGGAAAGACAGGAAGGCTTATCGCACAGCCGCAGATGGGTTACAAAGGCTATATTCAATTGGCGCTCCGTACCGCACTCTATCGCGCAATCAACGCCATTCCGGTGCATGAAGGGGAACTGCAAAAATGGGACCCCTTGACGGAAGAACTTGTCATCGACTTTACCAAAAGGAAATCGGACGCTATTGAGGGATACGCTGGATATTTCGAACTCATTAACGGTTTCAGAAAATCCGTGTATTGGACAAAAGAACAAATCATTTCCCATGCAAAGAAATACTCCAAAAGCTATCACAAAGAAACCAGTCCGTGGCAAGACCCGGACAAATTTGAAGGCATGGCCCTCAAAACCGTGATTCGCAACATGCTGTCCAAGTGGGGGATTCTCTCAATCGAGATGCGGCAAGCATTCAGCGAGGATTTGGATACGAAACTCGAATACGGTGAAGATCCTGGAACAGAAGTTGAAAACATTATTGATCTTTCGAATGGTGATTATTCCATACCGGACGATCAACATGAAAACGAAGAATCGACAGACGAGAATCAAGGAGAATTGAAGTTTGAGTGACAAGGTTTTTGCGGAAGATGTACTGTGCCAGTCAAGAAGAGTTCAAGCGGCGTGTCCGGGCGCATTTTGCGCTCGGCATGCCAGATTACGAATTGTCAAAGTGAGGGAGAGGATCAACGTGGCGTGGATTGAACTGCATCAGTCTGTTTGGACACATAAAAAAACCGTCATGTTAGCAGCGTTGCTCGACATTGACGAAATATATGCCGCCGCCCATATGACCAAGCTCTGGACGTGGGCTCTGGACAATGCTCAGGATGGTGACTTGTCTGGACTTCCAGCAAAGGTCATTGCCTTTGGAGCAGGCTGGAAAGGCGATGCTGATGAGTTCGTTCGCGCCGCAATACAAGCTGGATGGATTGACCAAGAAGGTGACCGCCTGCTCTTACACGATTGGTTCGATTACGCTGGACGTTTGATAGAAAAACGAGAAGCGAACAAAGAGCGTGCGAGAAAGTCACGCGAACGGTACGCGCAACGTGCGCGCAACGTGGAAGCACGTTGCGACGCTACCGTACCTAACCAAACCATACCTAATAATGATGGATGGATAGATAACGCGCACGCGCAGGAAACGTTTGAACAGGCACACAAACGGGTCTTTGGGTTTGCCTGCAACCCGCTGCAAGCTGAACAATTGCAGAGTTACATTGACGACGGGATGCAAGAGGCGGTGATTGTCAGGGCGATCGAACGGGCCGGGGAAACCGGAAAATCCGGGTATAATTTCAAGCTCATCCGCGCTATCGTCGAGAACTATTTCAAAAACGGCGTGCGAACGCTGGAACAAGCCATTAAGCACGATGAGGCATTTGACCAAACCAGACGACGAGACCCGCCGAGCAAGTCCAGGCAAGCCAGCCAGATCGACATGCTGAATCAACTTGAAAAGGAGTTTGAGAACCGTGACACAGGCTGAAGTTGTGAAGCTGTTCAAAGCCATCACGATGTCATATCCAGCTTTCCGTGTGCCTGACGACATGGCAAAAGAACAGGTGATGCACTGGTATCAGCACCTGAAAGACATTCCGTTCGATGTCGCGATGCAAAATCTTCGCGAACACATACACACCGAGCGATTTCCGCCCACAATCGCAGACATTCGCCGGGGATATTCCGAGGAATCCAATGTCCCTGGCGTCGAGGAGACAAAAGAATGGCTTGCTGAATTAGACCGGTTGCGTGAACGTGCTGTCCCCATGCCGGATTACGTACGCGAGGAGTTGAAACGCCTTGTACGACGCTCTTGACATTCCAGTGCCCGATGCACCGCCTGAAGTAGTGGAGCCGCCACACAGCATCGAGGCAGAGCAGGCGGTGCTGGGGTCGATCCTGCTGGACAACGAGGTATTCGACCAGGTCGCCGAGGCGTTGCGGGGTGACGAATTTTTCCTGAAAAAGCACGAAATGATTTTCCGGGCCATGTCCGAGGCGTATGACGACGGCGATCCGATCGACCTTGTGACCGTACATGCGCGGCTGGACGATCCGGGACTGGTCGGCGGCATGACTTATCTGACCGATCTTGCCAGCGCGACGCCGACGGCCGCGAATGTGATGCACTATGTGCGGATCGTCAAAGATCACGCCATCCACCGCAGGGCACTGAAACAGGTGCAGGGGCTGGTAGCGGCAGCCGGCAGCGCCGAGTCGGGCGCCGAGTTGGTCGCCAAGATGCAAATGGTCACCGCATCCCTTGAGGACGAGGTCGCGCCCAAGAAGGACTTCACACCGATCGGAAAAGCGCTGGTCGAAGCATATGAGCGGATCGAGCAATTGAGCCAAAACCCGGACGCCCGGGGAATCACCGGTGTTCCGTCGGGTTTCCCGGATCTGGACCGGTTCACGGCTGGTTTTCAGCCAGGCGATCTGATCATCGTAGCGGCCCGCCCGTCGGTTGGAAAGACAGCATTTGCCTTGAATATTGCGCAGAACGTTGGCAAAGGCGACGAAACTGTCGCGGTGTTCAGTCTTGAAATGCCCACGTCCCAGTTGGTCCAGCGAATGCTGTGCGCCGAAGCGAACATCGATGCGAGCAGGATGCGGACTGGATTTCTTCAGGATGACGACTGGGAAAAACTGACGCTGGCGATCAGCCGGCTGTCGGAAAAGAAAATATTCATCGACGATTCGGCCATGATTTCGGCGAATGAGATCCGCGCCAAATGCCGACGGCTGAAAAAGACGCACGGCCTTGGGCTCGTCATCATCGACTATCTCCAGCTAATTCAGGGGCAACGGCGGCGGAACGGTACGCGAGAACAGGAGGTTTCGGAGATTTCCCGGACGCTGAAACAAATGGCAAAAGAACTAGACGTCCCCGTCATTGCCTTGTCCCAGCTGAGCCGGGGCGTGGAACAGCGCCAGGACAAGCGCCCGATGCTGTCCGATTTGCGCGAGTCCGGGTCGATCGAACAGGATGCGGACATCGT